GCTGATAACCCTTTGATCGACCCATCTGAGATAGAAAGTGCTAAAAAGACCTTAAGCACCTTTGCTTTTAAACAAGAGTTCATGGCTTCCTTCTCCAATGCGGGATCGGACGTTTTTAAAGAGGAATGGGTTAAGTTTGGTGAAAGACCTAATAAGGGGTCGTTCTATATCTCTGTTGACCTAGCGGGGTTCGAGGAAGTAGCTAAGCAAGCGGGTAACGCTAAGAAGAGATTGGATGAGTCCGCTATCTGCGTAGTGTATGTAACAGAGGATGGGAAGTGGTTTGTTGAGAAGATTATCCACGGAAGATGGGATATTAGAACGACTGCTGTGAACATCTTGATGGCTATTCGGGACTACAAGCCTTTGAGTATCGGGATTGAGAGGGGAGCATTGAAGAACGCTGTTTTGCCCTATTTGAGCGACTTAATGAGAAAAAGTAACATCTATGCCCATATTATTGATTTAACGCATGGGAATAGGAAAAAAGCAGATAGAATTATCTGGGCATTGCAAGGAAGGTTTGAACATGGCAGAATCACGCTTAATTCGGAAGAGAATTGGGATGATTTTGTTGACCAACTTCTAATGTTTCCCGCACAGGGAGTTCACGATGACTTACCTGATGCGCTTAGTTATATAGATCAGTTGGCTGTAACTTCATACTTTCAAGAAGATGAAGAAGATGAATGGCAACCGATAGACATCATATCAGGGGTTTGAGCATGGAATTTCAAGAGCCAACAGATTCAGACAAAGAGATAGTTCAATTCGTTGTCAACCATTGTGATAGATGGAGAGACTGGCGAAACACTAATTACTTATCTGATTGGCTGGAGTACGAGCGCATCTTTACGGGTGAGTGGGACATCCAAGACAAGACCCGTGACTCCGAGAGAAGCCGAATTGTCACCCCCGCTACCCAACAAGCCGTAGAAACTCGTCACGCTGAGATTATTGAGGCTATCTTTGGTCAGGGTGAGTTCTTTGACATTGAAGACGATATTCGTGATGTTAATAATAATCCTTTAGATGTAGCCGCTATCAAGGCTCAACTGATGGAAGACTTCAAAGTAGACAAAATCAGAAAGTCCATTGACCAGATTGAGCTGATGGCAGAAATCTATGGTACTGGCATTGGTGAGATTGTTGTCAAAACAGAGAAGATTTACGTTCCTTCTACTCAAGCGATACCTGGTCAAGTCGGTCAAGCCGCCATTGGTGTGATGGAAAAAGACAGGATTGCAGTCAAGATTGTTCCTGTTAACCCTAAGAACTTCTTGTTCGACCCTAATGGGACTTCTATTGATGACTGCATGGGTGTGGCTGTTGAGAAGTATGTCTCTATCCACAAGATCGTTAAAGGTCAAGAAGAAGGTATCTATCGTAAGGTAGCTATCGGTACTGACTCAGACGACACAGACTTAGAGCCTACCCAAGAGGTTAGCCAATTCCAAGACGATAAAGTTAAACTTTTGACTTACTACGGCTTAGTCCCTAGAGAGTACATTGAACAACTAGAGAATGAAGAAGAAGTAGAAGACTTGTTCCCTGAAGACTCTATCCAAGATGACTATTCTGACTTGGTAGAGGCTATTATCGTTATCGCCAATGATGGTGTTCTCTTAAAAGCAGAGAAGAACCCCTACATGATGAAAGATAGGCCAATTCTGGCTTATCAAGACGATACAGTTCCTAACAGACTGTTAGGTAGGGGTACTGTAGAGAAGGCTTACAACTCTCAAAAGGCTATTGACGCACAGATTCGTTCACATTTGGACTCTCTGGCGTTGACTACTAGCCCTATGATTGCAATGGATGCTACGAGACTACCACGAGGTGCTAAGTTTGAAGTGAAGCCAGGCAAGGCAATCCTGACAAACGGCAACCCCGCAGAGATTTTGTTCCCCTTCAAGTTCGGAAATACCGATTCTGGGAACATAACAACTGCCAAAGAGTTCGAGAGAATGCTTTTACAGGCTACTGGTACTCTTGATTCACAGGGAATGGTCTCTGCTGTGTCTAGGGACTCCAATCAAGGTGGCATCTCAATGGCTGTGGCTTCTATTATCAAGAAGTACAAGCGTACATTGGTGAACTTTCAAGAGGATTTCTTGATTCCTTTCATCAACAAGGCTGCCTTTAGATATATGCAGTTCGACCCTGAGAGGTATCCTACTGTTGACATGAAGTTCATCCCGACTGCTGCTTTAGGGATCATCGCTCGTGAGCATGAACAACAACAGTTCATCTCTTTACTTCAGACTCTTGGCCCGAATACACCTGTTTTGCCTGTTATTCTTAAAGGAATCATGGCTAACTCATCTTTGTCTAACAGATATGAGTTGATTCAGATGTTGGATGAGATGTCTAAGCCTGATCCACAAGCACAACAGATGCAACAAGCACAGGCTCAGTTGGCTATGCAGTCTGCTCAGGCTCAGATTGCAGTTCAGACTACCCAAGCAGAGCAAAATCGTGCTGAAGCGCAAAAATTGATGACTGAAGCGCAATTGATGCCTCAAGAACTACAGGCTAAGGTACTTTCTAGTACAACTAAGAACCTTCCTACGGGTGGAGAGCCTGCTGAGTTTGACAAGCGGGTAAAGATTGCTGAGTTGATGCTCAAAGAGGCTGACATTAAGAACAAATCTAAGATTGTTGAGATGCAGATGTCGGATAAGATGGAGAAAGCGTTTCTTGATCGCATCACTTCGGAATTGAAATAATGGAACTGCTGAAAAACCTTGAAGGAATGTCTGCTGATGAGCAGATGAGTGCCGTTGTGGAGCTTCAAAAAGCCGCCATGAAGACGCTAGAAGAGCAAAAGCAAGTCTCTATCGGTAAGAGTGCCGAGATGGTGATTCAAGGTTTAAAGAAGATTAAGGCCGACTTTGAAGCCAAGTTTGACTCTCTGAACTACGACATTCAGACCAAAGTATCTAATCTAAAAGATGGACAACAAGGTCTTCAAGGTCAAAAGGGTGAGCAAGGCGACCGAGGACTAGATGGCGCTCAAGGAAGAGATGGAAAGTCTGGTTTAGATGGTAAAGATGGATTAGACGGAAAAGACGGAATTAGCGTCCAAGATGCCAAGATTGACTTTGATGGCAGTCTAGTCATTACTCTTTCTGATGGCAGAGAAATCAACGTAGGCGAGGTAGTTCCTGTTGATGTTGCCCAGACAATCCATAAGATTCAGAGTGGATCAGGTGGTGATTCTCAAACAACTTTAAACGCCATTGCTGCCCTACAAGCCACGATTGCCACTTACGGCACGATGGCAACACAGAACGCCAACAGCGTAGCCATCACAGGCGGCACAATCAACGGTACAACAGTTGGAGCGACAACCCCTACTACGGGTGTGTTTACTACGCTTACTGCTAACACATCTGTAACAACTCCAATTGTTGGTGCGGCTACTGGTTCATCTACAACTGGACTTGATTTAAACGTCAATAGCAAAGCACAAGCCCGTATTGTTGAAATCGGTGATGGAACTCGCCCTTTAGTTATCAATGGCGGTTCTTCTGGTGGTTCTCAAAGCCCGGGAATATCAGCACCTGTTAATTTGCATTTAAGTTCTGGAACTTCGGCTAGGGTAATTTTCTATACAAATGGTCGGTCAGCTACACAACAAGCAGAAATATCCCACACCGCATCAGCAGTCAATTACCATCAACTAACAGGGTCTGCTACAGGCTCTGGCCCTATTCATTCTGTTGCTGGCTCAGACACAAACATAGACCTAAACCTGACTACCAAGGGTACTGGTGTTGTTAACTTAAATACTGGCGCAGGAACGCAAGTAAGAATTATTGATAGCGGTGGTACTGCTGTAAACCGTATTCATTTACAAGGACAAGCTACTGGATTTTTACCCGTCATTGCGTCTAGGGGAAGCGATACAAACCTTGGAATGAGTTATTCAACGCAAGGCACAGGGGCGCATGATTTCTATACCGCTGGAACAAGTTTTACACAACAGTTAAAAGTATCCCACACAGCCTCTGCTGTTAACTATGTACAAGTAACGGGTGGGGCTACTGGTGGTTCTGTTCTTGTTTCTGGTCAAGGCTCTGACAGCAACGTTGAAATTCGAGTTCAGCCTAAAGGGACTGGAACACTTGGTTTGATGGGTGGAGATGCGCTTACTCAACTTCAAGTTGGAACAAGTGCAGCAAGCGGAAACACATTTTTAAAAGTTGTTCGTAGCAATGGATTTGTAGATTTACAAGCAACTTCTGGTGTCTCAAACGGAGATATAACCCTAACACCAAAGGGAACAGGACTAGTAAGGTTTGGAACTTATACTGCTGGTGCACCTACTGCAACAGGGTATATTTCAATCAAAGCGGCAGATGGTACAACCTACAAAGTATTAGTAGGCACTTAATTTATAAGGAAACAACATGGCATTACTTAAATCAGTAGATACAGACTTCGGAGTTTCAGCCGAATATTGGAACATCGGTGCTGTTCAAGAAGACTTCAAAGGCAAGGGAACAGAGATAACCTTTTACGGCTATGCAAGCAAAGAAGCCCGTGATTCTGGTAAACAACCATTAAGCGCAGGCAAGGTTCAGATTGCAGGTGATGACTATGTAGCGGGTGCAGACCGAGCCGCTTTGTACGCAATCATCAAACAACGCCCTGAGTTCATGGGCGCAACAGACGTTTAAGGACTGACATGGCACTCAAGATAACCGCAGTAAACAATACCAACGGCCAGTCTGAAACTCAGGCTTACGCTAGGATCACAAACTTTTTTGGCACAAAAGACCAGCTTCAGGTGCAGGTCGAGATTCACGCCACAGAAGAAGCTCGCCGAGCAGGTTGGCCCAGCATCCAACAGCAGGCTCATTACATCAACATGGAAGACCTGTCAGGTGACTTGATTCCCGCAATGTATGGTGTTCTGAAGACCTTTACGCAGTACGCTGGTTCTGAAGACGTATGAACCCTGAGCTGCAAAAGTATTACGAAGCTCGTTTTGAGATGATGTCTACCCAAGGGTGGAAAGATTTAGTAGAAGATATTGA